GGATTGAGGTATAGGTGAGCCCTGAATTATCAGGGAGACCGGTGGAGCTGCTGAGTGAGCCAAAGCTGCTCTCTTTCGCTACACTGATTGATCTATGAGTGACTGTCATGATTAAGCCTCCAAGTAGAGCAGGACAAAAGGAAGGGTCAGGATAAATGCGCCGGTATCATTGACCGCGTCAACCGGCGTTAAGATTGGCGCTTCAGGGATCACTGAGACAATCCCAGTATTAATCAGATCATACTCTGGCCCCTTGAGCTTAACGAGTAAACTCTCGGCGTCCTCTGAAATCATACGCTGTAAATAGAGCGCGTCTCTGGGGATATCATAGCGCACATTGAGATTTATGGTTGAGCGTCTGCGACCTGAGAGGCCGGCCGCGCCATCGTCCTCAGTAAAGCCAGAGATGTCTAGAGTGAAGAAGCGTGTTGAGTTCGACCGCTGAGTTAATGGGGGTGTGCTGCCATCTCCTCGAGCTAAAGCAACGAATCCATGATGAACGTCTCTCTTTGGGGTCACGTCCATAATCATGCCCTCTAGATGTGTGAGAGCTGCCGCGATTCCTTGGCTCATAGCTTGCGCCTTAATTCAGCTTCTGCTGAGTCCATTAACACTTCAATATCATCAGGGCTTAGCCCGATAAACTCACGAGTCTCATTGACCGCAAATCCATATTGAGCATGTTTGGTGAGGCCAATGGTAAAGCCTGAAGCTGTGGCCTCTTTGACTACCAAGTTGTTCATCATGTTGCCGCTCAGGACCAAGTCAACTTCAGCGCTGTCAGTGCTCTGTCCTCGCCTCCTGCTCTGGTTCTTATATTGCTGATAGCCGCCCTCATAGTAAATGCTCTTGCCTGTTCGACTGGGCCGGCCGCCCTTTGGTTTGAGCCGCGCTCCTCGCTTCGCCACATAAATGGGAGTTGTGCTGTAAGGCTTAAAAGGCTTGCCATTGGCGTCCAGCCCTTTACCTGTTCTGAGCTTGATTGATGCCAGAGTATTGGAGGCCAATCTCAAAGAGTCTTGAGAGGTCCACAGTGAGCGAGGCAAGTTAAGATTTACTCTAGCTGCCATCAGTGCCTCATCCCTCGCGTGGGTGTGAACCGCGAATCATTGGCGCTCTTGACGTAGCCGCGCCAGCTCGCTCTGAAGTCGGTTGAGCTGCCGCCGGTGCGTCTAAGGTCAATCTCTCCCTCATCAATAACCCCATCACCATCAAGGTCAAGAGTCACTGACCTGAGAGCGACCTCAAGCAGCTCCTGACACCTCGCCCTCATCTGCTCAGCGACATCAAGCTGAAGAGCTGACTCATACACGAGCGCCGCCGTGCAATAGGCGTGAGCGCTCATGAATGAGCCTTGGTTGAAGACCTCATCCTCAGTCACGCCATCAGCAACGACATGATCACGAATCGCTAAGATCATCTCATCAAGCGCCGCGCTGATTTGTGGTAAGAGATCGCTTTGACGCCTTGGGACCATGTCAGCTAACTGGGGGAAACGATCAACGAGCTGATCATGATTCAGCCCAGTGTCAAAGGGTCGCGGCGTTACCTTCAGAACTCCACACTCAACGACGTTCGAGCCGGCCTCTGACTCATAGGCGATCTTGTAAGGATAGAGCCCGGTGACCGCGTTGACCGCTGGAATATCAACAACCGCTGAAGCAAAGTTAAGCGTAGCGGCTGAAGTGAGATCAAGCTCTCTTGGTAGCGGCTCAGCGAGAACAGCGGTTGAGCCTCCCAGCCTGCTGACCTTGACTGAGTACCAAGTGTCTCGAGTGGTAGTCAGGAACGCTCTGACCTCATCACGCTCGAGCGCAACAGCGACAGGAGCAGAGAGCGCCAGTGTTCTTCGATCAGTGGCGATTGTGGTTACGCTCACATCAGCTCTCTGCTGAGTCAGAACGCTAGAGAAAGGCGTGCTGAATTCAACGGTCAGTGTTGCGCTCCCTGTGTAGGGTGAGCGCGGGTTCCAGATAAAGTGAATCACTTGACCGGTGGGTGTCTTCCTCATCGCTTGCCTCCTTGGTTGGCCTTCCTGATATCTGCCGACTTCGCGACATCGAGCCCAGCGGAGTCAATGAATGAAGCGGTCACTGGGCTCCAGCTGTGCCGGCAGTTATAACCGCCGCCGCTGGTGATCACTGGGAGACCCTGCCCATTGTTCAGCTGACTCATTTGAGCACTGGTCACCACCTTGTTAACCAGAGGTTTGCAAAAGGGTCTGGTGATCCCGTCCTGTGGTCCAGTGTATAAATAATGATCGAGCTCAGCGGCCACAGCTGCAGCCGCTGAGATTGAACGCCCATATTGTGAGATCGCTGTCTTGACCTCTGTGAGCTGGCGCCCTGTGCTTCGAGTGAGAACTAAGTTTAGATCACTCATGATAATCTCAGCTGGGACGCCCACTGAGATTGAGGTGAGAGCGCTCCTCACCGCCTTCTTGGTGTCTGGGAGAATAACATCCTCGAAGACCTGAGAAGTGATTTGAGCTTGGATGGTGTCAAGCTCTGGAATTGAGTTGAGGTCAAGATTGGGCTCAATGGTTTGAAGCCCTCTCAACGCCGCCTCTCTGATCCTCTCCTGACTCTCAACGAACTCATCAACAGCTAACCCCATGCCGCCTCTCATGATGAAATCCATGAGTTGCTGATCATCGAGCTGAAGCAAGAGTTGAGGGTCTTGAGAGGAAAGAGCGAGCTCCATTAAATCAAGGAGATCGCGCCGCGCTGAGCCCATCGCTTTTTCAAACGACCGCTCAGCCGATACCTCAGCAATAAGCTGATCTCGTTTAGCTCGAGTGAGTTGAGCCAGAGGCCCCCGCCGCCCTTTGACCTGTCGGGACAGATCATCTATGGCTTTACGGTCAGCATCCTCTGATAATAATGTGGGCTGAGCAGCTCCACATGTACACTCACTGAGCATCAACATGAATCAGGTCAAGCAGTCGGTAACAACGTGACCAAGCGTTGAGTCAATCGCTTGGACCGCGTGGACTTCTTCAGCGTATACATAGCGGCGTGTCTTATCGAGGCTGTCATATTGACCGGCCACCATGCTTCCAAACTGGAAGTTGAGCGCTGCCACAGGCATACCCTTAACGTTGCCGCTCTTCTGGACGATTGCATCAGAGCCCTTGAGGATCCCCATGAAGATACTCTCGCCATTCCAGATATAAGACTCTGAGCTAGTCGCGCCGGGGACCGCGGTATCTTGGCGAGCTTGGCCAACGTAAACATTTGGAATTCCAAGCACATCACGAAGCACAGAGAGAACAGCCTCATCATTAAGAATGCGGTTGCCACTTGCGAGCCCGCTGGAGGTTGACCCCACATAACCTCTAATCTCTGGGTTACGCGCTAACTGTCGGAAAACATCGCGCCCAAAGATGAGGCTGTCTGGGTTGATCCCATGAGCAGCAGCAAAGACAGTATCCTTAAGCTCATGAAGGAAGGTGAGCGGCTCAGCACCAGCGGCATCAAATTTAATACCCGGTGTTGAGTTGGCGAACGCTGTTGAGTCAAAGAGGACATCAGCGAAGCGCTTCTCTCTTGCGAGCTTCATCACTCGTGCAACCTTGCGAGCGATGCGCTGCTCCTCACTCCCCGGATATTGAGAGTCAAGAATGTCCTCCATCGCGATGGAGTCCTGAGCGCCATAGATCTTGGCCTTGAAGGTTTGTGATGAGCGGTCGAATCCACCGATTGAAGTTCGTGATGAACCTGGAGCGCGCTCGAGGTCAAGCCCTGCTCCAGCGCCCATGAAGTTGCGAGTCTCTTCAAGAAGAAGAGTCCCAGAGCGCTCAGGGATGGTGATGTTTTCACAGATCTTATCAGCAATGAGCTGATCATCACTAGGGACCGCCTCAACGACAAGGCTGGTTAAGATCTGGTCTACGGGATGGAGATTAGAATATGAGCTGGCCATTGTTCACCTCTTAAGTGTTGAGCGTGGTGGGTCCAACGAACAAGACCTTAATCTGGTCTCCAGCGCTGGCACTCGTTTGATTAGCATTAGGAATTACTCGAGCGAGTTGATAAAAAGTCGTGTCGCCTGGCTCGCAAGCTTGGACCTTTCCACCAAGAGCAGCTGCAAGGAGAGGAGTAGAGTTAAAGGTGAGTGACTCGCCAGCAATCACGCGAGTAATACCATGAATCACCACGTCAACAGGTTCACCACTTTCACAAGCGCGCTGAGCTACTCCGATAGCGTTAGGGTCTGTGGCCGCGTCAGTGATCACGACCTTTCCAGCAGCGTTGAGTGAAACAATCGCATACTCAGTGATTGCCTCAGCAGCGACAAAGCTTAAAATATTGTCAGTGTTGGCCATGATCAGCCTCCAAATGCTTTGGTATAGAAGTCAGGGTTTGAAGTACGGAATTGGTTAAGCGCCTCGCTGTAAGAAATGCTCTTCTCAGCGGCTAGCTTTTTGATTTCTGCGTCGAGTGATTGGCGGTTGATCTCTCGGCCGCTTGCACCATGACCAACCTCTTGAAGAGGTACAGCCGCGCCAGCTGGACGCTCGCTGAACATCTGCCAGAACTCGGGCTGAATTTCTCTGAGCTCCCAAGCTTTGCCGGCAACGCTTTCTTGACTTGGCTCGATGCGACCATCACGAAGAAGAGCGCTAACCGCTTCGCGCTTTTCGATCGAGCGCTTTTCTCGCTCGATGGTCTCAAGGCGTTTAGCCATTTGCTCATTTTTCTCACGAAGAGCGTTGAACTCAGAGAGCAGCTCAGGGCTCACAGCCTCACTCATCTTGTAGTGATCTTTTTTGTCTTCAGCCATTTTCTTCTCTTTGTCTTCGTCTTCGCTCATCTTCTCTTCTTTGTCCTTGTCTTGCTCCTCGAGCGCGTCAGAAGAGATC